TTTAATTCTAAGAATATATGATCTCTAGGTTGATTAACCATATCACCATATGTAGCTTTTATTATATTATAATCTTTTTCTTGTTTATCATAAAAGAAATCAACTACATTTACTAATGCTTTAAATTGTTTTTCGCTTAAACAATTAGTACATTGCTGAAAGAATTCTTTTGTCATACTTTAATTGTATTACCTCTACCAGAATTTGCTTTAATTCTTTTTAAATTATCTTTCCAACCATTATCCGTTTTTGATAGTAAACTACCTTGTTGTGAAATAATCCCTGGAAACTTAAGAACTTTTTCGGCATTATACTGTTCACATATTGCTTGTACTTCATCAGCTTTGCAATCAACATCCCATTCGACGTATTCATTCTTAGCATCTATCCATTTACGTAAAGTATATTTAGGCACCTTGATATCCTTTCCACCATGATGGAGCTTCCCTACCCCATTCCCATTTAGCAAATGATTTTGCTTGATGGTAATAATTACGATATGCTTGTACTGCATCACCCGGTACAATACAATCTGGATAATGAGACATTGCCTGAGCAAATTCCGTTAATCCAATATCTGGTATATTTATCGGTGGTTTAGAAAGTAAGTCACCGAGTTTTTCAAATGTAGAATGTTTTTTACCTCTACGGTATTCAAATTCTTTAGCCATGGCATAAAAATGATAATAATGCCAATTGTAATTTTGTAAACTTTCTTTAGTCCATGTAGTACATGGATGATACTTATGAACTGCAAGATAATACAACTCATCACGTTCATCGCCAAATGAATAGTATGTTTGTATAGTTTTTCCAGATTTTGACCTACGCTTTTCTGGTGTACCATCGAGTAAACGATGGACAGTACTTAGCATTTGTGCAGATTCCACAATCATCTTTGGAACATGTCTGTCACAAAGCATCATGGCCGCTTTCATAGGATCTTTGTCAAGTATAAAAATATTCATATGTTCACCTTAAAATAATATAGTATCATAAAAATCAATAAATGTAAATAAAAAAACTTTTCTTTAAGTAGAAAATCTTACCTCCGTGTTCATCAACTTGATTTTATTTTCAATGTAATCTTTCTTTTTTAGTATCTTGTTCATCTTATCTAACTTTCCTCTTTTTTTAAGTTTTAATGCATAAATTTCTAATTCACTGGAATCTTTTTGTAAACGCTCAAGTTGTTGTAACATACTTTGCCTTTCTAATCTTGCAGTAAATTCGGAAAAGCCTCCTCTACTACAGGTCTTGTTATACCTTTTAAATTTTTCTTATTAATCATAGACAGTACAACTTTTGCATCTTCTGGATGTACACCTTCAAGTATTCCAATAAAGATTTGTTCTCTCTTTACTTTTGGCATTCTATCACCTTCACCACCTTTTAAAAAATACTTGAACTTTGTATTTTCTCTAATTAGATTAGCTGGGTGATGATGTGCTGGTGATGGTGTGTATGGTGGTTGTCCTTCAGGTAAATTCCAAACAATTGTTGAATCCATTGAACCTCTAATAACATCTTTCAAAGCCCATGACTCATGTTGTTTTAGTATTTTAACTTTATCATTACGATTTCGTTGTTTGCCTACTTCTTCAAGTATTTCGAATACATACTTATTCATTAAATAAACTCCTGTACACTTTCAATCAATTGATTACACCTGTTTGCTACAAGATATGGATATACCTTACCTCGTCTCATCCATCGTGTATCTGGCTTATCCGCCATAAAGTTATTTATAATTTCTCTTCTGAGCTCGGGTGGTGTTTCACTAAGATCAATTAATTTTTTATTTCTGCAATAGTTACGATACCATGATGCAGCATATAGTAATTCACCTTCTTCCAAGTCTTGAATGATTTCATCAACTTTCTTTTGTGACATAGGCTTTTGCCTGAATCCTTCAACAAATACATTATCTTCGGATAAGATGTTCGGTATGCCATCACCTTTATCACCACGTATAATATGATTTTGTAAATACACTCTTGGATTATCTACAGACAATTCTTTTTTAAGAAGAGGTGAAAACTGCCTAACATTTTTAAATCTTTGTAACTGTAAGAAATCTCTATCGGAAGATACAATCATATATTTTTGTGGATTAAAATCATTGTTGTGATCTGGATTCATAGCAACTAATGTTCCTATAACATCATCGGCTTCACAACCATCAACTCTTATAACAGTATAAGGAAAGTTTTCAGCAATTTCTTCTCGTATTTTATTTAGAATTCTAAAAGCTTCACCCCAATCAAATGTAGATTCTTTTTGTGTTTTCTTTCTACTTGCTTTGTATTGTGGAAAAGCTGTCTTGCGCCAGTTATTTGACGCATCGACAGCAAGAACTAATTCACCATACTCTTCTTTGTATCTTGTACGATACATTCTAAGGGAGTTGAGAATCATATGGCGAATTAGTTGTTCGTCAAACGTTTTATTAATTATTATGCTTGCTAAAGCAATGCCACTGTAGTCAACAATAATCATGAGTATTCACTCCATGACTGATCTGGATATCTTGATTCTCCCCAAGATAATCCATCAGGTCGTCTTAAATCATTTCTTGTCCAGATATAAACATCCCATAGTGTAGCATTTTTCATACCACCTTTTGGATTGCCACCGTAAACAAAACCATACTTTGGTTTACGACCTTTCTTTTCAACTCTAAACTTTTTGCTAGAGTTTGCATTAACGACTCTTACGACAGCTTTAACTGTCTCATATTCTTTCATATCCTGAGGATCGGTAGGATCAAACCTACCAACCCATGATGTTGATCTTTTATGTTTACCTATAAAAATACCCATTACGCAACCTCCTGAAAACCAATTGGCATACACTTAAACTTTTTATACTCTTTATTATTGTACCAGATAGTAAAGGTATCACCGACCATTGAGCTTCTTAAGCCGTAACCATCGTTTCTATAATGCAGAACTTCAACGTTATCGTTAGCATCACTACCGATTTTTTTAGACCACGAACCGTCTGTATTTTGAGTATATCTAAAAGCATAATTTAATGCTTCGTTAATATTACTTGTTTGAGTTTTGATTGATGCCGCATTATAAGGCGTACCACCAAAATCATTATTGTATGTAACTACTACTTCTATCATATAAACTCCCTTAGTTAAATAGTTAATTTTTTATTTTATAGTTATATTATACACTGCTTTTTCGTAAATGTACACAAAAATAAACATAACATGTTAACTAAATTTTCTCCATAAAGAGTGTAGTATGTAAAACCATATACCATTGAGTGTTGGCTCAACTATCGCAACGGCACCAGCTTCCCACAAAGTTGCACCAGTCATTATGTATACAGTTGTCCCTGCAATAACAACATGACCAAGAGTGTAAATTAAACTCAGACCAAGACTATTTGTTTTTAAAAATCTTTTTAATTTATCTTTAAATGTAGGTTTGCCATAAATGGCTTTTTTCCATTCTGGACTTTGTCTTAACTTCCATAACATCCAATCATAGTATCTTTCAGGTTCAGGACCAGGGTCTGGTAATTCAACGTGTTGACCTGTTCCTGTCATATCTTGTGTATACTTATTCATCATCTTTCCTTAAAATATATTTTATGTTACAATAACCACAAACTGCTTCACCATTCACCATAGTGTAATAAACTCTTGGATGACCAAAGTTATCTCCACCGTCGCAGTAAAAACTTTCTTTACTTATGTAAATTATCTCTTGATTCATTTTGTGCTTTCATTTGTTCTAACATACTTCTATATTCTCTAATTACACACAAGCAATTAGGAATATCGTTTCTATAATTTATCCAATGAGGTTTATGATTCTGATTCCAAGTATGGCCATCAGCCTTCATTAAATTTTCAGATAACGTTTTTTCAAGTTCGTTCAACTTTTCTATATCATAAAACATTATAATTTAAAATCCGCAAATCTTTTACCAGTATCAGTCTTATCAAAAACTGGTGTATCATCAGTTAATGTTTGTTGATTTTCTTCCACATCATACAAACGCATTTTACTTCTATCAACGCCTATCACAAATCTTTTATGTATTGTAGGATCGTTATAGCGATTCTTTAATTGTTTGATCTTAAGTTGTCCACATCTTTCAAGTTCCTCAGAAGACATTATTGCAAACATCAAATCTGCTGTTGCAGGTAAACCAAATGATTCACTTGTATCTTCAAGACCTATATCACTATTAGAATAACCAGAACGAGTGGTTTGAGTTGCAGAAAATATTGGAAGATCAAACTCAACTGCAAGACCTCTTAATTCTTCTGCAATAGCTTTTATGTAGGAGTACGAATTGATTGCACCACCCATTCCTTTCATTCTAGAACTTGCACATATATTTAAATAATCAATAAAGATTAAGTCTGGTTCAAATTGTCGCTTTAATTTTAATTCATTTAATAAAGCTCTAAAATGACCAGCATGCGCAGAACCGGTTGGATATTCTTTTATTATTAACTTACCGCTTGTTTTTCTTGCAATGTCCTGTACTTTTAAACTAAAAGTATTCTTTGGTAACTTATCGAGTTGATCAATAGGTACGTCAAGTAAGTTTGCATCTATTCTTTCTGCAATTCTTTCTTCTGCCATTTCCATTGTTATATACAAAACATTGTAACCTTGTACTAAAGCAGAGGAAGCAACATGACACATAAATAAAGACTTACCGACACCGGTACCAGCGAGAGCAATATTAAGAGTTTTACGTGGGACACCACCTTTTGTGATTGAGTTGAAGTATTCCAAATCGAATGGAAGTCTGTCTTCTTCGGTATGATAGAATTCATATCTTTCTCCTGCATTTTCTACATAATCATGACCAACTTTTAAATCAAAGCCAACACCTAAAGCTTTAGTAAGTAAATCAGGTAAAGCACCTTTTGTAAGTTGTTCATGTTTTCCATCAATAATTGATATCGATTCCATAATTGCAAGATATATCGCACGATCTTGACACCACTTTTCAGTTGTATCTAACAACCATTTATCATCTACCTTTTCACCGGCAAACAATTGTGGTACGATATCTGAAGCCATATTATATTGCTCATCACTTAATTTATCGCTTTGATCAAGTTCAATCTTAAATGTTTCTGCATTTGGCAGTTTGTTATACTTAGCAACGTATTTACCAGCTTCTCGAAACAAGATACGATACACACCTTGAAAATAATCTGGCTTTATGAAAGGCAATACTTTACGCATATACTTTTCATCAGTTAATAAATTACGTAGTATAGTTTGTTCTAAATTAGTTGGCATCTTTTATTTCTCTTGTTATTACTTCACCATTACTAAAACCTTGAGACATTATCTGCTCTAGCATAATACCGGCAAACTCTTGTAATTTTAAATCAGAAACTGTTAGTTCAGTATCAGGCGTGTATACGATATCAAAATTAAATGTCATATCTTTTTTCTTTCCATTAAATTTTACAACGCCATATTTCAACACTGTTTCTGTAAACATACCTGATAATATTCTGACATTCCAAGCTTGATCGTCTGTTTTATCAGGTATTATTTCATAATGTTTATTTTCTTTTAATACCATTAATGTTGATCCATTTTAGAAAGATTAATATTACCATTTACAATAGAATATTTTTTAGTGATATAATCTTTAAAATCTGTATCTTCTATTATTGGTTTCCAAAATTCTTCATTTAACGTTTCTTTTTCTCGAACTTTTGGTTGTACCAGTTCTCCAGTTGATTTATCAACTCTGCAGTACCAACCAACGCTGGGCTTACTAACATAATTACCAGACAAAGCAACGTCAAGAAGGCCAGACCAATGCTGCACACCACCGTCCCAACTAACAGAAATAGGTATCTTAGACTTTTCTTTAACATATCTTGATTTCTCCACGTTAATTACAAAGTGATAGCCTTTTACTTCTGTACCTTGTTTATCCTGTTGCCTACCTACAATCCAAATATTATCTGCACTGTAATAGATACCAGTACCACCTGAAACAACGTCTTTTGGAAATAAGCCAATCTCTTTGTATGTATGATTAACTGCAATCAAAGGTATGTCTTTCATATTTAAATATGGTGTTGTCATTCTAAATAAACCTTTTAAAGCTTTTGCCCTTGACATATCTGCCACTGACTTTTCATTTATAGCATCATCTAATTCTTTTTTAGATGCAAGGTTACCAACTGAATCAATTACTATTACGACTTTATCTTTTCTATCTAAACCTTCGAGTTGAGCAATCATATCGAATTTTAACTCTTCTACATTCGTAATCGGTGTATGTAGAACTCTTGTTGTATCAATATCAAAGTTTTCAAAATAAGCCTGAGGTGAACCAAACTCTGAATCATAAAACAATAATACAGCATCATCATATTTTTTTAAATACGCACTTGCCATAATTAAAGCAAATGATGTTTTAAAATGTTTTGATGGACCTGCAAGTACTGTTAGCCCTGGTGCCAAGCCGCCGTCCATCGAACCTGATAGCGCCACATTAATCATTGGCACATCAGTTGCAACCATATCTTTTTCATTAAAAAATTTAGAATCAGCAAGTACAGACGTATAGTCGACTTTACTATTCTTTTTTAATTTATCCATTATTGACATTCATTTCTCCTACAAATAATAATATTATACCATAAACGCATCGAGTTGTACACTGTTTTTTTCAAAATTTAATTTATGATTTGTATTGTCTTGGATCAAAAAATCTGTATTGAGTAGTTGATTTGATAATCTACCATCAACAAATTTTTCTACATGTACTGCCATATCTTCAGCAGTAGTTACTGGTACATTTTGGCAAATATGATTTAAGTTTTTAACACCACCTTGTAATTCAAAATCTTTTGGAAGTTTCATTATTGACAAACATTCTCTTAGAGTTAAATATCTATCCTCATCCGGATGTGTTAAATGTTTTGGCATATGACCTACGAATGCACCTATCGTACCTTTTGGAAAATGACAAATCTTTCTCATGATGTTTCCACCTTCAGAAAGTTTTTTATCCATAACCATACATCTTTCTGCAAGTTTTGTATAACCTTGTTTGTACATCCATTTTGAAACATCTTTATAGTTGCCACCGTTCCATTCAATATAATCCATAGCGTTTTGTGAACGAGTTATTTTAGTATCTTGAAACTCTTTATGTGTAATCCCTCCACACATTTCTTCAAGTACGTATCTATAATATGGATTACGAGATGGAATATCTTCATTAGTAAGAACATTCATTTTATCATCTGACTTTCGTTCTACTGAACGAATAGTATCTTCTATTTTTTCATGTTCCCTTTTTATATATTCGAATCTTGGTATCTTATCGCCTTTCCAGAAAAAATAAAAAGTTCTATTTCTTACCTGTCCAAGCCCATGTAAGATAGACTTCGTTTTATAAATCGAGAAAGTGTATCCACAGCTTTCAGCAATTTTTCTGAGTTTTCTGACAACTGGTCTGCCGATATTTGAAGCAAGCCCTGGTGCATTTTCGCCCCAGAATACTTGAGGTTTGAGTGTACCCAAAACAAAATCAGCAGTGGTAAGCATCCAATCGTTAGCAGCAGCATCGCTACTAGCTGTAGGACTAAGACTACTAAGACCGGCACATGGGCAAACAGTATTAATAACCTCAACACTAGGTAAGTCAGGTGTCCCATTGTCTCCATAAAGATAGTAGGGAACTGTTCCTTTGTAGTATTCCACCAAGTGATTATCGTTTGCTTTGAAATCATCATAACTTATTATATATTCCGGTTTTCGTTGCAATACATTTTGCATTGCAATAGTAGCTCCGCCAATCAATGGTACTATGCTTGCGTACTTCATTAGTTAGGTATCGTATTTTGTATGATATATTCATCAACTTTAACCTTTGGTTTCCAACCTAATGCTTTCAGTTCAGTTATGTCTGCAGTGTTATCTTGTGCTTCACAAGGATCACCATCTGTAACTTCGATTCCTTCCCAACCTGCAAGCTTACCAAGTTCTTCTACAACATTACCAATTCCAGTGCCGATGTCATATGCAGGTTTTAATAATCTAATATCTTTATTCATTAAAAGCACTATCGCTTCTACTACATCACTTACGTGTATAAAATCTCTTACGTGTCTTGTAAGGTATGCAATTGAACCATCTAATAATTTTCCAATCAACATTGATTCTCTTGCACCATCACCGTAAACTGTGGTAAATCTTAATGCAACCTGTTGATCATGTGCAGTCTCTTCATTTACTTTTTTACTCGTGCCATAAGGTGATAACCACCAGTTATGAATACAAGATGAAGATGCATACATCAATGGTATGTTATTGTAATGACAAATTTTTTGTATACGTGTAGTATTTTCTACATTATTTTTCCAGTATTTTTCTGGCTCTTTTAAACTTTGTCTTACATCAGCATATGCAGCAAGATGAATAACATAATCTGTTCCATAAATTTGTCGTATATCAATATCTTTTATACACTTCGATGGATTTTGTTTTAAATCCCATTCGATTATTTCATGTCCATCTTTTTCTAATCTTGTTTTAAGATGGCTACCAATAAAACCTCTTGAACCAGTTATTGCTATTTTCATTTGTTATTCTCCAAAAATTTTTCTGCTGTTGATAATGCTGAGTTAATTGCTTGATGCATGTCAATATAAACATACATACCACAACGCCCTATGAAAGTCATGTTTGGTTGTATATGTTGTTTATATTGTTCATATTTTTTTCTGTTTTCACCGTTAACATCTTTTACTGGATAGTATCTTTCAAAATTATTAACACTGTAATCACATGGCTCTTCATAAGTTAATGTTGTAAACTGATCATTACTGCCATGGCATGGAAGTACTTTCCATTCTGTAACTCTTGTGTATGGTCCATTATGCGTAAAGTTTACTGTACCTGTTGGTAACACTCTTGTCATAGGTAAATCGACATGATGAAACTTTATTGAACGATACGGTAATGCGCCATACACATAATTAAAGTAATCATCAATTGGCATAGAATTAAAAATATGATCAAATTCTTTTTCCATTCTTTTTTCGAACCTTTGAGAAACATTTACACTAATATTTTTTTCATCTAAGATCAATTCGAATATTCTTGTATAACCATTTTTTGGTAATACTTGATACAAATCATTTGGAAAGTAAAATTCGTTATCATCGTCACGACTTGGTATTCTTTTAATTATTGATGGATCAAGTTCTTCTATAGTCTTTCCCCACATTTTATATGTGTATGGTGCAAAGAACGTACTTATGATATTTTCTTCACCTACTAATCTTTTTGTTTCTTTGTTTACTGGTAACGTAACGTAGGTACCATCATGAAGTTGTGCTTTGACTTTATGCCTGTATGGTACCCATTCATCAAACTGTGTTATCCAATCATATACTTTTTTATTATTAGTATGAAACAAATGAGGACCGTACTTGTGAACTCGTATACCTTTATCGTTCTTATAATCATATGCATTGCCACCTATGTGATCTCTTTCATCTATGACTACAATATCGTGACCAGCTTTTGCTAACTGATGTGCAATGACTGCACCAGAAAAACCTGCACCTACAACTAATATTTTCATATATTTAAAGCCTTCTTTAATTCATTTTGTTGTATAGTCTTATCCAACGGATGTTTACTATATATCGAGTTTTTTTGTAGCTCGGCTAGGTCTTTCAATTGTTGTGTATTCATACCTTCAAGATCTGATGCTTTTACTGATGCCGCTTCTTCATTACCGTATAATACCATAAGCTCTTCATAATCACCAATCAAGATTGAACCGGCATCAGCAACCTGTAATGGTCTTGCTCTCCACCAACCTGAACCTGAATGTTCATACCCTGGCATTAAGCAGCCCCATTGTTCTG